AGTGAGATTATTACAGACAAACTCACTGGCAAGACTTCTGCTGGCGATGTGACGATTACCTCTGAGGGCGGTTCTGCTACGATGCAACTGCAACAGGGGTTGGCGAAGGTTTGGATTAACTTTGATGGTACTGGTACTATTGCTTCTCGTGATTCGCTGAACACGAGTGGATTGGTAGATATTGGGACAGGTCAGTATTCCTTCACACTAGCAAATGCGATGAGTAATTCGTCTTATGCCGCGCAGGTAACACCTAGAGAGGCAGGCTATATGGGAGGATTTTATCATTCGGGAAGTACAGCGTCTCTCGTTAGGGTTTCGTCTGTTACAGATTCTGGTTCATTTGGCGATAGTAATGTGATGGCGTGCTCTACTCTAGGAGACTTAGCATAATGGCTGGCAAGATTATAGCAGATACAATCGAGACAGGTGCTGGTGCTGATATATCCACCAGCTATGTTGTGAATGGTAGCCTAAAAGCACACGTTTTAGCAACAAATGCGGCTGTATTAGATGGTGACAACGACCTAAACATAAGTAGTGGTTCAGACGATGGTACGGGCGATTACACAATAAATCTTACATCAGCTATGTCTGGCAGTAGATATGTTATATCAGGTAGCCCAGAATCAACAAACGACAGAGGTTTTGTTTTTGACAGTGCCACATCAACATCATTCGCTATAGAAATACATAATACCAGCGGCACTTTAACTGACCCTACGGATGGATTTTCGTCTATTGTTGCAGGAGACCTAGCATAATGCAGACACCATCATTCAAAGGCACAAAGCTATTTGAACGTCTGTGCTGGGCAAAGGAAAACCTTGAGCCTGTGCAGTCAGATTACCGTGTTGTCTTTGAGGACAGCATTGACGAGTGCGCCAAGATACTTGTGCCAGACCCTAACTGGATGGCTTGTGCTTTGCAGGGCGGCATCTTACCGCCTGTGTGGGTGTATCACGAACTGGCAAAGGATGAAGCCCAGCCAGACTTCAAGAAGCATACCCGTGGCTACCTGTTGCATGAGACTGAGCCTGTCGGTGCTATGACAGAAGAAGAAGCTATTGAGTACCTGATTATGAAAGATGTTCCGCAGTCTGTATGGCAGACTTGGGATGAGGGCAACCGCCCTAAAATGGTTATCTGCAAGAAAGAGCAGTTACCGCAAACAAGAGAATGGCGCAACGCTTGGCGCATATCTGATGAACTAGCCGCATAGGAGATACTAATGGCTGTAACAACTTATATCGTGGATAAGGACGGTAATCAGATTGATGCCTCAACTGCTACCGTTCCAGCAAACAGAGACTTTCGTGGTGCTTGGTCACTGTCAGGCTCAGTGATTTCTGAGGACATGGACAAGGCAAAGGAAATCTTCAAGGATAAAGTCCGTGAGGTTCGCAAGCCGTTGCTTGAAGCAAAGGACGTTGAGCTGATGAAGGCACTGGAAGCTGGATCAGACACAGCCGCTATTGCCACTGCAAAGGATGCTCTGCGTGATGCCCCTGCCGCATCTGCTATTGATGCCGCTACCGACATTGCCAGCCTCAAGGCCGCTTGGGACACGTCTGTCCTTGGCGATAATCCTTACGCCTGAGCCTGACCGATGGAGATGGGTAGCCTCATAGACAGCCTCATCGGGTTGATAGTGATTGCTGGCGGCTGGTTCTTGAAAGAGAGCCACGCCGAGCAAAAGCGCTTGCAGATACTGCTGAACAAGACCCGCGAGGATTACGCTACCAAGATGGAACTGCGCGATGACATGAACCGCATGATGGAGCATCTGCATCGCATAGAGGATAAAATCGACAAGCTAATGTCCAAGTGAGGCCGCTATGATAGACCCCGCAACGATAGCCCTAGCCACCACCGCTTTCGGGCTTCTGAGAAAGGGGTTTGCGGCAGGCCGAGAAATCGAATCAATGGCAGGCGACCTATCACGCTGGATGGGTGCTTGCCATGATATCGAGAAAGCCCACAACAAAGCTAAGAGCAGACGGTTCGGCAAGAGCGTGGAAGAGGAAGCGCTCGCAAGCTGGTCTGCCATGCGTACCATCAAACAGCAGAGAGAACAGCTCCGGCTAGAGATGCTGGCTATCAACCCGCAGGCTTGGAACGACCTGATCCGGCTGGAAGGCCAGATCCGCAAACAGCGGCAGATAGAAGAGGCTGAGAGGCTCAAGCGTCAGGAAGAAATCATCACATGGGCGGCTATTACCGCTGGGGTGTCAGTGTTCCTGATTATAACAGTTATTATACTGTCCAGAATATTCCCTTAATCTAAAATTAATAAAGTGCTTGACATATCCATATTTGGTGTTAATTCTATATTAACAACAGCCAAAAGGAGATGGATATGGCTAAACCTATTTGCTGGAAACGCTTTGATGTACGGTTCTCTGTCGGGGAGATAGACACCCTTATAGAACAGCTTAACGAGCAGTTCCAATATGCTGACCATGCTGGGCAAACCATCAGCAGGGAAGCGCTCAGAGCCTATGATAAGCTAGTATGGCGCAGGCAGTATGAGACACGGCGCAAGAAGCAATCCCACTGATGAGGCCGCTGGCAGAGGCCGAAACACCCCATATAGGGTGTCTGGGAAGCCAACCCACAAAGTCAGGAAAGCGCTTTGGCAAGGCGCACAAAGCCCCAACAAACGGACACGGGGCAAGGAGCAAAAAATGAACGAACTATCAACAATCACTAGCAAGCAACGTCAGCTATCTTCTGATATTCACATTGATGAACAGATAGCCAATCTAAGATCTCTGATAAAGAACCCGCCACAAAACAGCCGTGTTTGCGAGTTCACACCAGAGCTTGCTGAGTACATTCTTGAGAATCTGAACATCAACAACAGACCACGCAAAGCCAAGAAGATCATAGATTACAAGCGTGATATGCAGGCTGATAATTGGTCACTGACAGGCGAGACAATCAAGTTCGGCACTGACGGGCATCTGAAGGATGGTCAGAATCGTTTGGCCGCTTGTGTTCAGGCGCAAGTTCCATTCACCACTCATGCAATCTTTGGCATAGACCCAGATACCTTTCATCACATGGACACTGGCAAGAACAGATCTGCTAACGATGTGCTTTCTATTATGGGCGTGAAGAACGCAGTCAAAATGTCCATAACGATAAAGTTTCTGCTTTCTTGGTTTAAGGGCAAAACAGACACTGGCTCTGGCATATCGAATCAAGAGGTCAAAGACGCTTATCTGTCTCGCTTTGATGTAAACCTGCTAGAGGAGAGCGTTAAGTGGGGCATGAAGGTCAACAAGCAGACCAGATTCCCGATAGGCCAACTATCTGCAACATATTACATTGCTATTGAAAATGGGCGCAGAAAAGAGATAGAATCATTCTATACTATGTTTATGAGCCAGACAGGCGCAAGCAGAAGCCCACAGATCAAGATGCAACAGCACCTAGTGATGCTTAGAGGGAACAACATGAGTATATCTAGCCATGAATATTCAGTGCTGTTGAGCAGGGCGGTGCATTGCTTCATCAACAAAAAGACCATGACCAAGGATATGCTCAATGTCACGAAGGTGGACAAGCGTATGCCAATGAGTGCGGCATAATGTGGCTAACAACCTACAGGCACAAAATAAAGCAACGGCCAAAGAAAGGAGATTGGCTGGTGCAGATCTTTCAAGGCAGAAAATTAGTGCAGGCAATACCATTCGTAACTTGCAATGAGGCACTATATTTTGTAGAAAGGAGAGAGGGCTGTCAGCTTTTGACTCCTTTCTGATGTCAGTCCTTTCCTCCCTGACTGCCCCCTGAGCTTCGGCTTGGGGGGTTTTCTGTTACGGCTTAAACTTTCTGCCGACAAAGAACACGATCAGATTTACGGTGGTGTTTATCGTTACCATAGCCACCAGCCAATATTGCACCCACTCCGGCATTACTTGGTATCCGTCTTTGCTTTCTTGTCATAGCTACGCATACCAGCTATGCCCAGCATCCCGAACAGTAGCGGCATCATCACAGACATATCTGCCTGCGGTATGACCAGCCCGAACCCAGCGGCAATCGGTGCGACCATATAATTGATGCCCAGAGACAACCCGCATATCCAGCCGATTAGAGGCCGCCAGCTTGCCTGAAACCAGTTTCCCTTAGCATCTGCCTTGAGAACCTCTAACTGCGCCAGAGCAAGCTCCTGTGCGTGTTTATCAGCCATTGTGGCTAGGTCATGCGCCAGCTTGTTCTTGGTATCCGCATCTGGGATGAACTTATCTAGTATGCCGCTAACGGCTGGTATCAGTGCCTGTATCATCTTTGCTCTCCTTGGTTACTGGCTCAGTCAGCATCACGCCGTCCTTATCCACCAGAAAATAAACCTTCTCACCTCTGAGCTGGTTATCGGTATATGTGACCAGCCTTACTTCTCTTTGTTCAGCCATACAGCGAAAGCTCCCGTCAGCGCACCAACCACCACAGAAACGAAGCCAGAGCGCTCCACAGTGGCCTCAGCGGCTGGCAGGGTCATATACCACTCCACAACCCTGAAGGCCATTATAATCATCGCTAGGAACGCTAGGCGGGGTAGCACCCGCCACTCATCCATTATGGTTGCCATTTGCCTGTCTCCATTTGCTTGGACAGTTCCACTGCCCTGCCCTTTACTTGCTTTGCCCACTTGCTTTCGAGCATCTGCTTTGCGGCTTCATAGAAATCGCCCTCATCGAGCGCCTGCTTCATCTTCAGGAACTTGTTGAAGTTGGTCTGCCCCATATTGAACAGCATATTCACGATGACCGCCTTCCGAGCATCGTTTAGGCCAGCATACCAGTCGTATGTCTTGGCGGCTGTCATATAGGTGTCCAAGTCATTCATCAGCAGGTATTCTGCCTCATGGTCAGCCAGCCCGCCGCCCATCTTCGGGTCAATCAGCCTGCCATAGCCAATGGTTTCATAGCCGAGGTGGTCTTGGTAGGGCGTATGCTTACCCTTTTCCTTGACGCTACCCTCATGCTTTTTGATTTGCTTTATCAGCTTGTCCACGCTGTCATCCATTAGACAGCTTCCTCAAACTCGCCCTGCATCAGCTTGGATGCAGTCACGCCCAGATTGTACATGGCCTCTGTCAGTTCGTTATCGCTGGCCTTGCCGCGCTGGCTCATAAACACTTCGATAGCATCGCCTGTCTGAGGGCAGAAGCTAACGGTTACTGCCATGCCTGCGCCTACGTTTGTTGTGATGCACGGTCTGCGATTTGGAACTTGTCTCATTAATGATCTCCACTGCTTGCGCCCAGCTATCTGATTCGATATCGGGTGTTTCAAAGAATGATATGGGTCTGGTGTATTTCTTCACGTTTACGGAAGTTACAGGCAAATACCATACCACACGTTGCTCAGTGGATACCATAGCAAGTATGTCAAAGTCGGCGATTGTGGGCAGTCTTTTCTTGCCGCCTAGCCCTGTCTGGAAATGCACCCGATGTCGATGCCCTGCACCCTGCCGAGTTGCCTGACAGGCTTTGACCTGTATCCGCATCATATCGCCCGTGTCTGGATGCCATGCTATCAGGTCAACAGCGTCCTGTTGCGCTAAAGCAACCCGCCACCCCCGTGCTAGGACAGAGGCGGCGGCGATGTATTCTCCGGCTAGGCCGGATGTTGTTTGTGATAAATTTACGTCTGCTACAAATTTATTGCTCAGGGTCATCATAGGTGTGTATCAAGTCGTTCAGATAAAACTGCGCCTTTTGCAGATCTTGCAGGCCGTTCTTATGGTTGAATCTCCAGATATACTTTATCAGATTTCCTTGCACATAGTATTTGTAATTTTCACCGAGCGCTGACTTTATAGCGTCTAGGCACTCAATGTTGCCGCTGGTGTAATGCTCAGGGTGATTCACTGGGTCAGTCATCTTGCACCCTTTTCATTAGCACTGCGTGTTGGCTGTGAGGGTAAGACAGGTGGGATACAATTACCCACCCGTTTTTCTCGTATTTTTTTATCTCGCCATGAATGACGTACCTAAGTGTCATGCGGCTAGACACCGTTCAATTTCCTTCAAAATTCGGGTGGTTTTTGACCGCCCACGGCCTCTTTTTTCGAGCTTCTTGACGGCGTAATAGACGGAGCTATGGTCACGCCCAAATGCCCTGCCCACTTCTGGATAGCTACAACCCAGCAATTTGACTGACAGATACATAGCGCAGTGTCGCTCGTCTGCATTGAGCCTGCGCTTTGACAGCAGTTCCATGACTGGCACTCCTGTAACTTCGCTGGTTGCTTGGACAACCCGCTCGATGCGCTGGTCATAGTGCGTCAAACGGGATTGTCTCGCCTCGCTCCCTAGTAATTTTGATATGATTGTCTCTAGCACACTCATCGGTACAAAACTCCTCTCCTGCAAGTGTAATCGTTCCCTGATACCTGTAATTGAA